TGAGCATTTACTCGAGAAAGGCAGTGAAATATTCACAGAGATTGAAGAAAATGGTATGTGGGTTGACCCAGACAGGCTTAGGGATGCAATAAATGTCACGGAAGACAACTTAAATAAAATTGTTAATGAATTGAATGACATGATTCCAGAAGGGTGGATAGAAAGAAACCTTTCACCTAAGCTCGCTAAGAAAGGATTTAATTGGAATAGCCCTAAGCAGTTAGGTCAATTATTCTTCCAAAGAGATGGGTTTGATTTCCCTGTAATAATGACTACTAATTCTGGAAACCCAAGTACTTCTGAGTCAGTAATTATTGAACTTGGTTCAGAGATAGATCACCCCGTATTACCATTACTTTTAGAGTACAGGAAATGGGCCAAATATAAGAGTACTTATTTAATGCCCTGGTCGGCTAAAATGGACGAGAATAATTGCATACACCCTAACTTTAAGTTACACGGTACAGTCACAGGGAGGTTATCTGGAGAAGACGGAGTCCATCAAGTTCCTCGAGATAAATTTATCAGGGGGTTGATAGGAGCTCCTCCTGGCTGGTCGTTCTTCGAAATTGACGGCTCTCAAATTGAATTAAGAGTGGTAGCTGATATATCTCAGGAGCCTACCATGTTGTCTATTTATGCCTGTGGAGGTGACATTCACAGGACTACGGCAGCTACTGTCATGCATAAACTTGAGGAAGAAGTAACCGGAGACGAGAGAAAGAAAGCTAAAGCTGTAAACTTTGGTTTTGTTTATGGCATGGGTTGGAGAAAATTTAAGATATATGCATGGGAGAAATATGGAGTAAGATTGACCGACTCAGAAGCTAAGTTATATCGGGAAAGATTTTTTGAGAAGTATTCAGGACTTCTTGGGTGGCATGAGAGGATGAGAAATATGGTTGGTAAAGTTGGCTATGTAGTGTCTCCTATAGGTCGTAAGAGAAGGTTACCCAATATTTACTCATCCGAAAGAGAAATAGTAGCCTCGGCTCAGAGAGAAGCTATAAATTCTCCTGTCCAAGGGTTCGGTTCGGATTATGTATTAGCAGGGTTCATTGAAATGATATTAGAAAGAGCTCCTGCTATAGACCCAAATTGGAGAGAATCATTGAAACCCGTAGGGTCAGTACATGATGCTCAATATTATTATATCAGAAATGACAAGTTAGAGTTTTGGGCTACTCATATTAAACAATGTTTCGACGACCCAAATAGACTACAAAGATGGTTTGGTTACACTCCTTCATTACCAATCACAGGAGACTGTAAAATTGGTACTCATTGGGGAGATGCAAAAGACTGGACAATAGGAGATAAACTTCCATTTAACCCCAGGTAAAACAGGAGTTGACTTTTGAATGACTATGAGTTATAATTAAATTATAAAATGAAAGGAGGAAACCAATGAAAACTGACAACTTAAGACAAGTTATCAAAATAGGGGAAGTTGATGGTGAAGATTTGGTAAAAGTCTCGGTATCTAAGTTGAAAAACTGGAAGGCATGCCAACAAAAGTATCACTATAAGTATGTTAAGAAGCTTAGACCAAAGACCAAATCAAGACCATTAACTTTAGGGAGTTTAGTCCATAAATGTCTTGAAGCCCATGACATGGGAGAAGATTGGGTACAAGTCATTAAGGACTATAACGAGAACGAGTTCAGTAAATTATTCCTCGAAGAGAAAGCTGAATTAGGTGACATCCCTAGAGATTGCTTGAGAATATGTAGAGCATATTTCAACCATTATCTAGAGATAGACAAGAAGTTTGAGACTATTGCTTGTGAAGTAGGCTTCATGATTAGGGTTCCCGGTACTAAATATGTAATTGAAGGTATTATAGATAAAGTAGCTCGGAATACAGTTACAAATAAGGTATGGGGAATAGAACATAAGACCATGAAGAAGGGTCTGCCCACAGAGACGTACAGGGCTACTGATGTTCAAACCACGGTTTATGAATGGGCATTAGCAGTTATGGCTTCTGAATTAGGTTTTGAAGCTAAAGATCTGGGAGGCATGATGTTTGACTACATCAAGACTAAGCCTCCAACTATCCCAAAGGTATTGAAGAATGGCACTATGTCAAAAGCTAAGATAGATTGTGATAAATGGACTTACATTGAATACTTGAAAAAAGCTGGGTTAGACCCTGCAGATTACAAGGACTTCATAGATACCTTAGCTTCAGACGACTCATTCAGAAGGATACCATTAGCCAAATCTAAAACTATGGTAAAACTCATCATGACTGATTTTGTCAATGGTATTGACCAAATGAAGCAATGGGAGGACAAGCCTACAAGAAATCTAGCTTGGACTTGCGACAGACCTAAATGTGAATACCGGGAGTTATGTATGGCTGAACTCCAAGGTATTGACACAAAGGAAATGATTAAGTTAAACTTTGAAATAAGGGAGGATGAAAATGGCAAAGACAGTGGAACCGATGACTCAGACGACTGAGTTTGACTTGGAAATGGAAGATATCGAAGTATCTAGCTCTACGGTATCAATCTCAGAAGACGAAGGAGCTAGTAAATTTGAAGACGATCTAAACGATATCCCTGTGATATCTTCTAAACCCCCGGCAAAAGCCACAGGGGCTGGAATTATGGACTTCTCGGCTTTTGAAGAAGGTATAGAAGATATTAACTCTGAATCAGAGTCATACATCAAGGGCTTGCTCTATGGTAAGAACGGTACTGGTAAGACATATATATCAGGTACATTTCCTGGACCTAGACTGTTCTTAGATATTAGAGAAAGAGGTCTTAAGTCAGTAGTTGGGGCTAAAGGAGACCAGAAGAAGAGAGTGGTCGATACCTTTGAAATGTTCCAAATGGCTTATTGGTACCTCAAAAACGGTGACCACAATTACCAGACTGTGGTGTTAGACAATATTACCAATTTACAAAAGCTTATTCTTGACTACGCTATGGGAAAGGAGGAAAATTGGGATCCTAATGTGGATAAGGATATGCCGTCAAGAAGAGAGTATGGTTACCTTTCACAGTTCATGCAGACATGGATTATCAACTTCAGGAACTTGCCTATGAATGTAGTATTTATTGCGCAGGAGAAGTCAGGAGATGATACTGACCTTGAATCTGATGAACCAACTGTATTTCCACAGCTGACTACATCTGTGAGAGGTATCATAGGAGGAGCGGTTGATTTTATTGGTAACACGTTTATAAAGTTGGTTGAGCAAGTTAATGAAGAAAAAGGTACTGCTGTTATGGTACCTAAATATTGTTTAAGGTTGGGGCCGAGCACTAAATATGTGACTAAAATAAGATTGCCCCAGACATGTAGTAAGCCAGCCCCACCGGCTATAGCTAATGCGTCTTACGCTAAAATTAAAAAAATAATGGAAGGAGAATTTTAAGATGAAGTTTAAGGCAGATTTCACTAATGTATCGGAAGGCGGTTTTCTCCCTGAAGGAGAATATGTATGCAAAGTCACTAAAGCAGAATTGAAACAAGGCAATGCAGCTAAATACATCAACTGGGAACTTACAGTTGGTGTCGGTGACCAGAAAGGTTCCAAAACTTATTATATCACATCATTATCTGTGAAGGCCTTGTTCAAGCTTAGGGAGTTCATGATTGCTTGCGGCTTAGATGTACCCAAAGCCGTCGTAGACATTGATACAGATAAGATCTTGGGTCGTGTAGTTGGTATAAAAGTTGTCCCTGGCACATATGTCGACAAAGAGGGAAAAACCAAGAATAAGACCGAGATCAGTGATGTCTATGAGGTTGTCAAAACTGACAAAGGTTGGGTCAAAGCTTCCCAAGCTAATGTTGATTTAGATGCTTCAGCAGAATCTGCAGCCCCGCCTTGGGCTACTCCTGATGAAGACATCACAGAGATCGAGATATAATGAAGAAGCCTGAGACTAAATTAGTAGAAAAGATAATTGACAGGCTGAAAGCTGAAGGGGGCTTCTGGGTGAAGATACACGGAGGCCCTATGCAACAAACAGGCATACCGGATATAGTGGGGTGCTACAAAGGTAAGTTTATTGGAATGGAAGTGAAAATGCCAGGTAATAAACCCTCACTACTTCAAACAGTAGTATTAAAAGAACTAGAAGAAGCCGGAGCAAAATGCGGGGTTGCATATTCGGTAGAAGAAGCTCTAAAAATACGAGATAAAACGGAGCTCTAAAAAGATAATTCTTAGTTGACTATTATACTAGGATATAGTATAATAAAGTATAAACATTTTTAGCCGTAAAATACTAAAAGGAGGAAAGTAAAATGGCAAAAGAAGTTAAAGAAACAAAGAAGGCTGCGCCCATGAATAGCCCATTGCCTTCAGTACAACCTATCGGAGATGACGAGATCGGAGCTCCTGAGATCGCCAAAATGCTGGGTGTAGACGCCCGTGAATTCCGTTCATTCCTGAGAGCTAAGAAGAGAAACATGGAAGTCGAAAAAGGTACTCGTTATGCATGGAAGAGAGACAGCGAAGAGGTCGAAGCCCTCATGGAAGAGTACAAGGCTTACAAGAAAGACAAACCGGTAAGAGAGCCCAAAGAGAAGAAAGAAAAGAAGGCTAAGAAGGAAGCCAAGAAAGTTGAAGAGGAACTGATTGACACAGATCTCGAAGCTGATGAAGTTGAAGAGATTGACCTCGATATCGAACTCTAAGCAAATCACTCCTTAATTCATAAAAGAAAGGCCCACGACTTAATTGTCATGGGCTTTTCTTTTACGTTGGTTGATCTTAATTAATTTGATGAATATTTCATATTAAATGATATACAAGTCATCATTTTGGATAGAAAATTTTTGACCAAAATTGATAACCAGTATTCATTTATTCAACAATATTTTGATTCTGTTCTTGAAGTAATCTTATCAAGTCTTGCAACAATTTGAGATATTCATATTGACTACTTGTTTGGACAGCATCTTTCTTATATAACCCAGGTCCTCCCAAGAATGTAGAGGCCTTCTCCATTTGTCTGGGATTATCTGGATTAGTCACAGCATCTAAGTTCCTTAACAGTGGTATCTGGTCAGCTAAATATCCTGCCCCTCTCTTACTTACAGTGGGTGTTTCTACACCTAAAGCCCTTAACAAACCAGCTAGTGGCAAGTCTCTTTGTTCTCCACCATAATTCTCAATCGGTCTACCATTGAACCACTGTGTATTTGTAGCTAATTCAATAGGAGCCCTAATGATTGGGTTCACAGCAGATAGCCAGTTCTTTGCTGTCTCAAGGTTAGGTATACCCCTTGACAAGTCAGAATATGGTAAGTTAGGGGATAAGTAATGGTTTAAGTTACCCAATGGGAATGCACCAGCTTCTTGAATGTATTCAGGCTGTTCACTCCAATCAATGGGTTCACCAGCTGCTGCGTTCATAGCGTCGCTTATTCTGGCCAATTCTCGAGGATTTTTAATCATCATCTCCAACTGCAAAGGGATGTTCTTTCTCATCCAAGTGTAGAATGGGATGATTCTTTTCATTACGTTTCTTTCGAAGCTAGTCAATTCAAAATAGTCAAAGTAGAACTTTTTAACTTGGACAGCAGCTTCGTCAAAACTTCTTCCTTGCCTTAGTTGATATAACATCCCAGCTAATCTGGTGAAAGTATCTGACTGCCTGGTACCCATTCTCATAGCCCAGCCATAACCATTGAGAGCTTTCATAGCTGGGTTTTTACCTTTTTTCATTCCTATTACAGGATCTCCAGCAAATTCAGCTAGTGAACTACCAATGTCTAGTACACCATTTTGTCTGCATTTGCTCATGAACTGTTTAGCCGTCATATCTGTGAAGCCGGGTACCTTAACCATCATATCTGGATTCATCATGTAATCAAAGGCTTCTTTGTAATACTTAGGGTTAGTCAACCCCATGAGATAACCATTAAATACATTACCTGTGAAGTCTCTCATAATATGTCCTGGATTCCACAGGTATGCAAGTTTTTTATACAAGCTTGTGGCTTTATCATAAGTTTTGAGTAATTTATTCATACCCTGCTTGCCAAAGACCATATCCGTATAGTCATTGTATATTTTAACTAGTTCCTCAGGTAAAAACATCACGGATGGGTCATTGTCCATTATTTTGTCAGCTGAAGTGACTTTTTCAAATACTCTCCTACCGTCAGGAGTTGTCTTAGGTTTGTATAACGAGTATCCTTTTATGTTGCCGTATTCAGCCATTTCGTCAACTGTTCTACCATATTGACCCATAAACTCTTCGGCGAAGTCATACAATTCAGTAGCTTGAATTGCACGAGTTCCTCTAGTAGCCATAATGACAGCACCATCTTCACTGAGTATAGGTTTTTTAAGTACTTTATTTACTTCTAGTGGGTTTGTAGCTTGCGTAGTTCTAGTCCTTAGGTTAGGGTCGTAGCCAGAGAGCCAATTAATCAAGGAGGATAAATTATCAGCCTCCGGCATAGACCCAGTCCCGAAGAGAGCGTTGAGAGCAAGCATTTCATCAGCTGTACCTTTTCTAGTGAATACGAAAGGTACATATTTTTCTAGTACATTAATAGGAATATCCCTCTTCTGGTATTCCTTAACTATAGACTCCCTCCATTTTATAAATTCACGGAAGGCATTTTGAGCTTCTTCGCTAAGGTGGGAGATAGCTTCATCAACCTTTTGGATATCTGGGTCTATATTGTTGGTCTTTTTGAACAACGGGAAAGCATTTTCACGGAAGAAGTCCTTAGCCTCATCAGTGAATATGATACCCTTTTGGTCCATCAACTTTTCACCTGTTTCTTTATATATATCAATCGGGAAGTCTGCTTCTTCTATTTCAAACAGCATATCCTCCCTTGGGGCAGATACCTGATTTCTTAGTCTATTAGATTCTCTATCAAATATCCGTTGATTAAAGGAGCCATCCTCCCTAGCTACTCTCTCAACAACTTCAAGTAATGTATCGAGATCTTCGTCAGAGGCAAATTTCATCTCATCATCTATGGTCGGTAATACCTCAATAGCTGTTATCTCATTTTCATTCATATTGAAACGAACAAAGTCCTCTGCGGAAGCTTGCCAACCGGTTTCTTCTGCTTCCCAAAAATATCTTAAAGTCCCTTGCTCTGACCTTGGTATTTTTTCAAGCTCTTTTCCAGTTAATTTAAGGTCTTCAGTTTTAAGTTTGAACCTCTTAGTCAGTTTTTCCATATCCCGGGGGATTCTTTCGTCGTAACTAAGTCTAAAACCTCCGCCACCCCATTGTAAATCTCCTTGACTTAGTACCTTATGGCCCTGACCAACAGTATAATAATCGTCTATAGCTTTGAGAGCACTAGCTTCATCGTCATATACATAAGGGAAATGATTACCGTATTGGTCAACTATTCTAAACTTATCATAATAGACCCCTTTGTGTTCTATCAGTCTATCTAATTCTACAGTCTCCATGTTCTTTAGGTCTGTATCAAAATCCCATCCTCTAAATGATTCAACTCTGAGTTCCAGTGGAGTAGTATCAGTTAGTTTAGCTATCTGCTCATTGGTTAAATATTTCTTTAAGTCTTTTTCAGATTCTATCGTTACACTATCCTCTATGGAATAACCATCTCCATCTTTGTAGTAAGAGGTCAAAGATTTAGTCTCTGGCGAATAGGTTATAAGGTCAACATCATCTACTTGACTCCATCTTTTGTTTTGTTGGGCTCCAGAAGTCCAAGAAATACCATCAAACCCCTCTTCAGACGCATATTTAACTAATCTCTTTAGAGTAAGCTCCCTCCAAGTATTTTTGAATGGGGCATCTGCAATTAATCCTTGTAACTCTAAACCTAACTCTTTCATTTCTTTAGTAATAGTTTGTATTTCTGGATGGTCAGTAAGAGTTAATGCTATTTCATTAGCTCTCAAACCCGTAATACCTGGTTCTTCAATAAACTGATGATATAGCTCTTGATATTTTTTGTTTCTCTTAGCTTTTAACTCCTCATATTTTCTCTTATACTCTATATCTCTATACCCTTTAGTCCAACCTTCTTGATGCCAGTCAGATTGCAACTCTTCAATAAAAAGTATCTTCTTACCTTCGGGAGTATATCTAGTATCAAATCTAACATGAGCTACAGGATTATCAACATCCTTCCAATGGCTCGGCTTAGTGTAAGCTGGCTCATTGAATGAAGAGATAGATTCAGGACCAGTTTTAGGAGTATTATAATCTAGGGGAAGAGTAAATATAATTTCTCTGTAATCTTCTCCCCCAGGTTCTGTATGTTGACCCCATTTTGCGGCATTTCTATCCGATAATTCTTGAAAATATTCAGGGTCAGTTATACTAGTCTCTAATAAGCTAGCATCTTCGATAGACAAGTTATACTCATCAGCTATGATTTTTAATATATCATCTCTATCCATCCCCTCTTCATAAAGATCATCTATAAGAGCTCCTACATCCTCATCCCCGAGCCGATCTAGTAGTTCTTTAGCTCGAGCTTGTTCAGTAGTAGATCGCTTCATTATCTCTTGTACTTCAAGATTATTCCAATCTAGCCATTGTTGTACTTCCTCTTTAGTTACTTTACCCCCTTTAGCATCAAAGAACTCATCTAGGAAGGTCCATTTTATTTCCTCATCTTTAACCCCATTCGACTTGAGCATATTTTTCAAATCTTTCACAGGCATAGAGTTAGACATTTTCTCGTCTACAACTTGTCTTAGTTTGGAGTAATAAGTTGGGTTTAACCTATCATTAATGGCAGAGTAGAAGGACGGAAAATCTATTTCCTCATCAAGATATGCCCCTGCATCAATAGTTCTTCGGTCTATAATTTCATTTTCGATATTATCTGGTATAAAAATTTCAGCCCCAAAATCGTCTGCAGTCGCGGTACTATACAAGCCATCAGCCTCTATAAGGTCCTTTATTTTACCCTGTGGAACTGAAGCATCTTCGGCCATATCCAAAAGTCTATTAATCTGATAAGTCCACTCTCCATCATAGAAGTCTTCTATCTCTGCTTGAATTATCTTTGTCCGTTCAGGTAGGTCGCCATATTGATTCTTTACCCATTGTTCATAGTTAAAACCATATCTATCTTTAAGTTTTCTAACGAAGTCAATCTGAAACTCTGCATCATCTGCATTAATAATTTTCATGTCTTTATTTGAGTTAATTTTAATTAAATGGACTTCATCCCCATTCACCCAATCTCCAATAATCTCATGACTCCATCCCTCTAAATCGTCGATAGATGGGGCCCAATAAGTACCATATTGGTCACTTCTTATAGGTCTTAAATTACCAGACTCGTCAAGAGCATCAGAACCTACTATTCTATATAGGTTTTCTGGAGTTTCAACCCTTTGAGCATTAAAAAATGACGGTACTGCAGATTCTTGTACCCAGTAATTAGGGTTAACATTTTTAGGTAACAAATCCGGCTGTGGTTTGATACCATATTTAGTAGCTAATTCTGGGTTTCTCCTAAATGCCTCTATCATAGCCACAGTCATAGAGGGGGCCAGCCTCTGTTTTGAAGTTAAAGTTGTTATAACTTCTCCGGTGTTTTTATCTATAATATCAAACATATGAGTAGGGTACTGGTCAGCAGTCATGTCCGTAGGGATTCTATAACGGCCTGGTTCTTGACCAGTAAAATTTCTTTGACTATTTATATCTAGCTCTCCCGGCATAAGCATTTTATGTTTAACTTCATAATAGGGTTCCCAAGACTGCTTCCACTCTTTAGTTATTTGATTGTATTTAACTTTGTCGCTTTGGGACCTCATCTCAAGAAAGCTCGGGTCACTCATACTCCTCATTGCAGAGCTATCAAATTCTGAGGCGATACGAAGAATCTCCCTTGACTCTTCAGGTGATACATTTTTCCATATCTGCTTTACAGCTAATCTGAAATCTTCGCTAGTAGACAATGACTTCTCAAATACCCTAGTTATATCTCTAGTAAATTGCTTAGTAGCTATTTGAGCATCTATCATGTCCTCCGAGCCATTCATCATAACATCTTCCACAGCATCATCTACTCTATTGAGTACACTATCTAATTGCTTCTCAACACCGTAAGATTTAGCTATCTTATCAGCCCTAGCTTCAGCAACTTCTTTAATAGCCACAAGTTCATCAGGGGTAATAGAGCCGTCATATATAGCTTCTTGTATTACTTTAGCTCTTAGTGGATGCTCCTGGACAAACAATTCTGGGTCGGTTAATGCCCTGTATATAGCTTCAGCAAAATCCTCTTTGAAAGACTCTCTCTCAGAGGCTTTACCTGCAGTATTAGCTATATGAGCATAACCATAGTCTGTAACGCCAATCCTCTTACCTTGAGATATTTCTTGCTGAGCTGCTTGAACATACCTATCAGCTAATTCAGGATTATTTTGCCACACTATATGACCAGACTCGTGCTTCAATGTATCCATCATCATATCTGGATCTGCTAAAGTTATTTGACCCTGTAATGTCATACCCTGTGGGTCTATGGTTTTAATTCCGGTTTTCTCGTCTACATATTCTCCGAGGTTGTGTGGAGCAATTTGAATATCTTGAACAATTTTCTTCCTTACTTCTGAAGGCAACTCATCTATTGCTGCAACAGCAGTATCTAATTTTTTCCACACAGCTTCATTGAAATTCTCTCCGACATTCACAGGAATAGCGATTCCAACACCATTTCTTTCAAAGATATAGTTTATGTAAGGACTAGCTGCGTTTCTAATATTTCCAACGTTATCAGCTAAAGTGCCTCTGAAATACTCTACCCCTATTCCAGGGGTCATAACTGTGCCTTTGAATAAACTTCTATACTCGTTAGGGATTATATCTATCAGCTTATCCATGACGCCACGAAGCATGACTGATTGTCTAAATGCTACAGCATCTTCGACATCAGCCTTCTTGAATACTTTGAATAACTCGCCTATATTATATGTAAATGGCAAGCGCTGGTCAAATAATTCCATTAAAGTTCCTGAATCTACTCCTACAATACCAGCCAGAAGGTCAAAATTTATTCCTCCTGTTGCCGTATTTGTATCATATACATTTACTAAAGAGATTTTATTTAGATCTTCCTTCATAGCAGCTATCTCTTTAGCGGTAGCAGGCAATTTTATTTTACCCTGCCTGTGTCTTTTTACTAATTCATCTAAGTCTTTAGTTGTACTCCTGACAAACAATTTCTGTGGGGCATCTTTAGATACATGACCAACTTCAAACATTTCACCTAAGGTATCTCCAACTCTAGTTTGTTTGAACTTGTTTATACCTTTAGAGATTGCACCTGTTAAATGCTCAGAACCTGGTACAGCAAATTCAGCAAAGTTTCCTTTCAGTCCAAGAGTAAAGGGGTTTTGTAAACCCACAGTGATGGGCTTGCCCTGCCAATAATTGACTTTAGTTTTAGGGTTAGTACCGGCTTCAGACATTCCTTGCCTGAGGTAGTTAGTCAAGTTCTTCATGCCAGTCTCATCAAGACCAATTTTCTTACCACCTTCAGTAACTTGTTTAATAATCCTTCCTACCGAACGAGCACCGATATCTGACACAGCTTCATCTCCTAGTAATGAAGCTATTCTTTGAGCTGACTGAGACCCGAATGACTTCTCTAAGGCTTTTGCTCCTCTTAAACCTCCGGATTTTACAGCACTACCAGTACCGAAACCAATCCAGTTCAATGGGTCAGCAGGATTAAAGATATCCAAAAGCAACCCTGCTAATCCCGCAGCACTTGGATTGTAGATATGTGGATCACCTCCTGTAAGCATAGCCTTATCGCCTTCGAGTCCAAAGCCTGTCATAATGTCTTTACCGAGAGGTTGCTCTATTTTATTAAATCCTCTCATCCATGCAGCAAGAGGGTCAAATTCTCCGGGAGTTAGACCTTCGTCAGGCTGCAATAATTCACGGATCATATTAGTAGCTCCGTATCCAGTTCTCGGCAAGTTTTCTAACAACCACCCTAATGCTGTGGTTTTGGGTTTAGGTACATCGCCTCCCAACTCTTGTATTTTGCCCTGAGCATTTTGTATCCTGTCTGTTAAGTTTTGACCTACACTAGTTGTAGTACCTAAAGCAACTTTCTTAGAGTTAAGAGTACCCAAAGTACGGCCAACTTTAGGAGCCGCTGTTTTAGCTACTGAACCTAATGTAGCCATTTTATTAATTACACTTATATTGCTCATTCTTTACTCCCCCTTAAAAGAGTGTTTGTGCTCTCCTTCGACCTGTCATAGGAGGTTTCTTAGTACTTGTCGTAGAAGGTTTCTGTGGAGCCACATTGCCTTTAGCGTCAAAGTCATTGATTATCCTCTCTATCTCTTTTACATCATATCCAGCAGCTATCAAACTATCCCTCTGTGATCTAAGCAAGTTCAGTGCTGCAGCCCTATTGTAATTAGTTTGAGATAAGCAATCGGCAGCTATTTCTTTACTAACCCTGCTGCCTTGTACTTTTCTATCTTCTATCAACTTGAGGGCTTCTGCTTGCCTTTCCATAGCCTGAAGCTCAGCCCTAATTTCTGGTGTATATCCAGTTCCAGCTTCAACGCCAAAGTTTTGTAAAATTCCCGTAGGGGCTGTACCCGTTCTTTCCCATACATCTAATGCAGCATTAAAAGCTCTTTGTTGGTCGGGTGTCATATTATAGAGATCTATTTCTTCAGTTATAGGTTGATTAGGTTGATTAGTTTGAATAGCTCTCTGGTTAGTCAAAGCTCTCTGGTCAGTCAAAGCTTGATAAGAAGGTGTACCTATGGGGACTCCTAAAGCTTTAGCATCTGCTTCGGTTACAACCCTACCGAACATTTCAGTTCTAGCTATAGCAGCTTCAATATCCATTGCATTCTGACTTCTATTTGCCTCTGCAGCTTGGATAATTCTATTGTACTGGTCAGTCTGAGCAGCTGTATCTTGTTGTACTAACGAACTGACTAAATTCATTATTCTATCTAAGAACTGGTCCTCTATAGTACTAGCCTGATAACTTAAGTCAGACATTTGGCCAGATATATCTGCATTAGCTGACGCAATAGCTGAAGCCACAGCTGATTCTAAGTCAGAATACCTTCCGGCATATTCTCCTGCTAATTTACCTTGCTCATAATCAGCTACGCCAGAAGTATATGTACCCCTAGCTATTGACCTATTTCTCATTTGATTAGAGTCAGCGGTCTGCTGCCTTGCTAAATTACCTCTAGCTATCTCACCCTGTGATTCAATTCCTTGAATACTGGCCTCTAATTTATTTTGTAAAGTGGCTATCAAGTTATTTATTCGTTCATATTGATTATCTATTGTGGGTTGATATATTCCCCTAGCCCTTTCTATATAACCTTGAAGAGCTTGGTCATCGAGAGGTTTAGGAGCATAATAATTAGCTAAAGCATATGGGTTAACGTATGATTTACCATCAACCATAGTATACATATTATATGGCAAAACATCACCAGTTGGTAATGTTATGCTCTTATTAGTAGCATCCCAAGATACGTTGGGTACTAAATCTCTTATCCATGTGTAACCAGACGGAACTGAAGTAGCAGTTTGAGGTTGCACAGTCTGGGTTGTTGGTGTAGCTGGTTTATTAGTATAATTCAATATATCTTCTGGCCTTACATATGCTTTACTATCTACAATAGTATACATAGATTTAGGGAGTACTTGACCTGAAGGTAATTTTATACTTTGGGTACTAGCATCCCAAGTTACATCAGGTACTAAATCTCTTATCCATTTAGTACCATAAGGGATTTTGCTGTCCATGTTTTCACCTCCCGTCTATGCGGTATCGCAATTCACAAATACTCTTGTCGTGTTCTACAAGCGTATCTTCGTGTTCGTCGAGCCGTTCATTAAACTCGTCATGTTCCTTGATGTTTTCTCTTTCTCTGCGTTCGAAATCGTTCTGTATGCTATGTAAGGTTGTGTCTAACCGTGTTAGGGTACTGTTTAATTTCAGTATCGGCTTGATAATCGACGCCAGCAACCCAACAAGGAAAACAATAACCAGAAGCACTTGCCAGTTGAAAGCGTAATCTTCCATATCAGCCCTCCTATGCATCAAATTCCTTAACATAAACTTCCCCTTGCTTTGGTTCGTCCTTCTTAGTAAAGTAGTATGTGATAATACTTCCAGCAAAGGCACTATAGGTTTCGGCTTGTACCATGCCAACGATAAAGCCGTATGTAACGCCTGCTATGATAGTAAGCGTTATCAGAGTCTTTACCTTGATTAAGTTCGCTAAGTTCTCTGTAAATGTTTTCATTGTTTCACCTCCTATTATCTCGGACTTGAAATGTTTTATGACCAAATTTATCTTCGTGGTCGGTAAAATGCATTCCCCACGAATAGTAATTGACCCCACCCACTTTATCGTGTATGGAGCAAATCACTTGCCATGCGATTGTGAAGTCATGGTATAACTCTGACGGGATATTATTTATATCGCAAGCCCTCCCGTCTAAGTGTGCCGAATTGGACGAACCGCCAATCTCACGATTAAAGGATTTTGTCCTGTACCAACTCGACACAATCAAGCCCTGTTTGCTGAATATTTGAGGGTAAGTTTTCGCCGCCCATTCCCGTAACTCCTGCATCATTTGAGCGAACTCCACCACTTCGGGAGTCAGTACCAGCTTGATTTCATCCTTCGCCTGTTTGTTCGTCATTTCTGCAAGGGAGAAATTATTTACAATTCTACCGTCTGTTATGTAAGCCATTATTTTATCTCCTGTCCACAACATGGGCATACTTTAACTGTAACGATTGGCCTGTCTGTGATTGCCTTTTCCTTTACACAAACTACACTAGCTACTGCCCTACCGTTTGTCCCTTCTCGTTCTCCTGCCAGCAGTACATCTTTCTTTCTGTCGTAAAATCCCGTACTGCCTCCTGAGTCTTGAATCAACAATAAATCAACGGCATAGTTTTTCAGCATATATTGCACCAGTTCGTGTTCCGTTGCGGTGGTGACGGATTGAACATGAAAATACCTGCCATCTTGCAGTTGTCCGTTGGCATTTCTCGCCCGTTTGCCGACAAGGGAAACAGGCTTTGTTTTACCATTTATAATGCCTACCTTGTAACCAGCACATACATTGTCGTTATCTATCGTCAGCTTTTCGCTTGTCCCACCATAACCCACATCGTAGCCTTTTGCCTTTAAGTAGGTTAGCGTTCTGCCTTTGATAACTCCGTACTGATCCGACCCACTACCACTCATATTGAAGAAAGCAAGATTAAAAACATAGTCAGCTTTTTCTTTAACAGCCCACGCTTTAAGGTTGTAGAGTGGTTTTACCGATTCACCGTATGGAGTGCCAGCAAACCAGACTTGGTTCTTATCAAAGATATGTACTCTGAAGTCAGACAACCCCCACTTCTTTTGAGTAGCAGGGCCTACGCTCCCGTCAACTTCTTTACCTACAAACCCCGTCTGTCTTTGCTTGTTCTTAACTGCGGTTTCGGTAGCCACACCGAACGAGCCGTCAGCTTTTATTCCTAAAAAGTATTGCAGATATCTAACGTCTTCGCCTGACATTCCTTTTCTAAGAGTTCTCACATCATACCTCCTAAGCATAAGTTACGGTCATGTTTTCATAACGTAATCATAAATTGAATCACTCAACATATATCAACTACCTCCGTTAATTAATTTCCGATATGGCGTTGATGTCCGATTCGGCAATGACGTTATCAATCCTGCCCTATTTGTTCCATATATCTTGATTCCAAAACCACTGGCAGATGTTTTGGAGTTTACATCTTGTGATAACGAACTCGTGTCAGTAGGATATACCGAAGCATTGTAGTTTATGGTTGAAAGTGAGTAGCAATTATTTAAGAAATAGGTGCCGATACTTGTAACATCACTTGGTATGGTTAACGGTTGATTAAAAGAGTAGCAATTTTGTAGGAAATAGTTTCCGATACTTTTAACGCTACTTGGTATAGTTAAAGGTTGATTAAAAGGGTAACAACGAGCTAAGAAATAGTTTCCGATACTTGTAATGCCACTTGGTATAGTTAATGGCTGATTGAAAGAGTAACAATTGTATAAGAAATTGACCGGGATACTTGTTATATCACTTGGTATAGTTAAGGGTTGATTGAAAGAGTAACAACCATTTAAGAAATTGGTTCCGATACTTTTAACGCTACTTGGTATAGTTAATGGCTGATTGAAAGAGTAACAACCAGGTAAGAAATAGTTTCCGATACTTGTGATATCACTTGGTATGGTTAACGGTTGATTAAAAGAGTAGCAATTGTATAAGAAATTGTCTGAGATACTTGTAACACCACTTGGTATAGTTAAGGGTTGATTGAAAGAGTAACAGTATCGTAAGAAATTGGTATCAATGCTTGTACTGGAAAAATTCCCTATAAGAGTGTTTAATACTTGGTAACTGTAAATACCTTGCCATAAAGTTGTATTGCTTGAAAAACAGGGCAAAGTAGTACTGCTGGTATCTATAAATACATACTCCGTACCAATCGTTCCTTCACTACCGTCCTTGGTTATATTCTTGAAGGCGAAAGTCAGAATGCCTGTGGTGGTAGTCCCGTAATGCGCGTGCAATCCACTATATGTTAGCGTTTCATCACCTTTAACACAAGTGATGGTAAAGTTTTTAAGCGATGATGTAGAACTTATCACATCGAAAGCCACAGTAACTTTCTTACTTCCATTATTGGTGATTGTTGCCCTTCCATCTAAGCCAGTAATAGTGATATCGTGGGAGTTGGAACTATACTCATATTCATTTTCGTAAGTATGAGTATTATCTTTGTATGTCAGCGGAATTGTCGCACCGATAAATATACCTTGAGCACCAGTAGTTGGGGGGGTCAGCTTTAACCCCCCACCACCAACTCTATTTAATAAAGGCATTATAAATCCCCCCTTATAATAAATCCTACCGGAATATCTATCGCTGGTTTTTCCCCAAACGCTCTAAGTACAATACTCCCCGTAGATTGCGTACCGCCTTGTATATTGGCAGCTTGTAACGCTTCAAGTTGCTCTACTGTTATATCTGGCGGGGCAAACAATTCTATAGGATTAGTTGCCGTTATAGCCGCGTTAGAATATGTCCTTGTGTATGGGGCATTATCACCTACCCAACCAGCTGCGGTAAGTGACACGATGGCGGTTACTGCTGTTGGTGGGAATATCTTCTGGTTTCCATTATTGCCTATAAACAGTTCGTTTGTATCTTGACATAGCCCAAACTCACCCGCGTCAAGCGTAGGCAAATCTGCCTTATTCCCCCGCTTTACTTGTATTTTGTGTGCCATGCTGTACCTCCATTAAAATGTGCCGCCATCTATTGTGTCAGTTGTTTGGACATAATCCCCCAATGCTGTCATGACATAAGCCGTAGTTGCAATCTGTGTAGTGTTAGTTCCCTTAGTAGCAGTAGTAGAAAGTGGTGTACCTGTAAAAGTAGGGGAAGTAAACATTGTTGCTTTAGATTCGTTTGTAACATTCCCTAAACCTACATCCCCTTTGGTTACTGTATGGGAGTGTGTCGTAATCGTGCCTGTCAACACGGCCTCGATTTCAGCCTTGGTTATATCACTATTCTTCTGCGCATCAGTCGGAGCGTGTGCTGACTGACTGTGTGTATATGCGGTTTGACCGTAATCACCCCTAAATGCGGTAGAGGAAGTTATACCTAAAGCAAGCGAAGCACTTATTTCAACATAACCACTACCAGACCAGCGGTAAGTTTTATTTGTATCTTTCGCTACGTAAATTTTCCCTGTTTCACCTGTGGTAGGGAACCCTGCTTGGTTGTCATGTTCTAAAACATCATCCACATAGGAGGGCAGTTGTGAAGCAGGCACTTTTCCTGCCTCATCCAATTCAGCTACACCGTTTACCGCACCTTTCAAGTTGGCATTTAATGGGGTAAACCCTAATGACGCTTGTTTGCCATCTAAAGCAGATTGCAGACCGTCTACGTCTGAAATAATATGATTGTGGCTATCGTCAGCCACCGTTACTTCGATACTGACATTAGCACTACCGTCAAAGTTAGTGGAACCTGTGGCATCACCAGTCAAGCTGATAGACCTCGCTATTGCTAGTTTATTAGCTGCTTCTGCTGTGCCTACATCAGGATTCACAAGAACATTACTTGTCCCGTCACCTATGTATAGTTTCCCCGTATCTGTGCAAAATGCTGGTTCGCCAGAATCCAAATTTACCGCTGTGATGTTGCTGCTAAGCCCTCTCTTTAATTTAATTTTCATAATTATACCTCCAATCCATCAATAATTAAGTTTTCGTGTGTGTTGGCATTAACGATATGGTTTTGTAATGCTTCTAGGCCAGACTCACCTATTTCTACTCCGCTTTCGTCTGTAAACAAACCGCCATCTATATACATAAACAGATCGTAATCTATTTTTGTTAATTCGCCTGCGTTTACCCACCCGTTTTCTGTATAGATGTGCAACTCCAACCCTACAAGGCACATATAACCAATATCAGCCGATACGGGTAAATCCTCGTAAGTATCGTATTGTCTGTTGACTCTAAGATTTAGACTTGAACCAGGTGCGCCAGTTTCACCTTGTTCGCCTTGTGGACCTTGCTCTCCAGTATCTCCTTTTTCACCTTGTGGTCCTCTTAAATTAACATATTGGTAACTGCTTTCCCCTTCAACTCTGACACCTAACTCTGTACCGTTCCAGTTGTATTCAATAGATTTACCAGTCGGTCCTTGAGGTCCTATTTCACCTTGTATTCCTTGTTCGCCTTTATCCCCCTTGTCGCCTTTTAATTGCCCCGTGGCTAACATATTAGAGATATTGTTATACAGTGACACCCTTTCCACTTCGTTGGATGCTCTTACACCCTCTGCATCCACTCGGTCCAGCTCAGCGCCGACTCTGCCTGTTCTTGGGTCTGCTGTTCCTTCTGCGAGTACACGTGCCGCTTCCGCAGCAGCATACAAGCTATCCCTATCATCCTCGGCTTGCTGATAGGCATTATTCCTCTCTGACTCTGCTGTACTATATAGCCCATCCCGGATAAGCTCCTGTGCATCATAAGCATCGTCACGGGCAGCTTCCGAATTAATGTAGTCCAGTCCGCGTTGGGCTTCCGCCGCCTCTCTTGCCAGTTCCGCCCCGACTCGTCCGCTAGGTGGGTCTGCTGCACCCTCATTCTCCACCCTTAAAGCTTCGGCTAATGCCCTTAATTCCTCAGCTTCAATAATATCACTACATTCGGTAATAAGCTGAGTAAGAATAGGTAAATTATCAGAAGCTTCAATCCCCCCGCCCTCAGCAAAATCCTCTACAACCAAATAACTAAACGGCACAGCATTAGTTAACCTACCGTCATTGTGTATAGCTACTTGACACAAGACCTTGCCTACTTGAGATAAAACATCAGAAGGTAACATTAAATATGCTTCATGGGGTCCTTTAATTTCAGCCCCTTGGATATAAGAAGTTTCATCGGGTAACTTAAAGGTGACTACCAAACTCAAGTCGGTTATATCTTGTACTATACTAAAATTAAATGCACAACTCTGCGAGTCTCCTTTGACAAAGCGCATTGCCGGGTATTTTATGCCTTTATCGAAGTTCACAGTCAATGCATAGTCTTTGACTATCATTCAACTACCCCCTTCTCCAAATTCTCTATCTTCCTCTCTAACTCCTTAATCTTCTTGTCTTGCTCTTGGATTAATTGAAGACAAGCGAGGGATAATTTCTCATAAGCAAAATAATCTACATTACCCTTATCGTCATAACCCACTAATTCGTGCAGACCAACTTCTAATGCCTGCTCAGCTATAACACCATATTTAGTTACTTGCTCTCTACAGTATTCTTTCTTGAGGTTGAAAGAAACTATATCTAAATTCAACACCCCCTCACTATTGAATTTATGAGGCTTAACATTCTCTTTCTTTCTGATGCTAGATGATTCTGAACCAAAGTTACCGGCAGAGTCTACAATTACTGTCTTGCCAGTCTCATCAGTCAGATATGTGTTCTTATTTATTAACCCTCCACCAATACCTACATTTCCTGACGTGTTCACAGCATTAGCATACAGATAATCCCATCTCCTGGTAGAACTGCCTAGATTGTAGGTTTCAGTCGACCGCGGGATTAAGTTGGAGTCTACTCGGTATGTACTAAAATAATCACTTACATCAACATTCCCGTTCAGATCTATATAACCTCCACTACTCACCCTAAAATCCCCACCGTAAGTCTGTATAAGAACTCCGCCAGTAGCATTGATTCCCAATGCGTCGCTATTTGCCAGTTTAGTTATATCAGCCGAGCCACTCCACACAATAGACGACTGTTGTGTACTTGAGCCATCCCCGAGCTGTAATTGTCTATATACCTGAGATATATTTGTGGAGATCCTATTAGCCGAGATAGTCCCAGATGTTATTTGACTTGCGTGAATATCACCAGCGTATACCCAGTTAGATCTCACCGAATTAGCTGTAATGCCCAATGCGTTTACAAAGTCAGTAGTAACTACTCCATTAACTATTGTAGTAACTCCACTTGGTTGAACATATTGAGAAGAGTATATCCAATCAGACATACTAAATTCCCCGCTCTCCCGAGAGAATAAGCAAGTGTATAAGTTACCATCAAATACATTTACCCAATTATCTCCAGTGTGATAAGGAGGGGTTGGGGTCTCATCAGCTAACTGAGTAACAAAAGTTTTAGTTGCTTCTCCTATATTGACATTTTCACCAACTGTTAAACTCATTGTCTCAATAGTTTCAGCAGCTACTTTACCGACATACTTCGAATTAATATTAACTCCATCTAATTTACCATTAGCTAATAAAAATTCTAATGAAGCAAAGTTCTTATTTATAGCATCAATAATAGCTCTTTGGTCATCACTGTATTTTATTTTTTTAAGTATCGGTGTTGGCATTATTTCAACCCCCTTTGCTTATATACAGTGGTTAAACCATTCAATCTATTTATCTTATCCCCTGTGTAGAAACGATAAGATAGGTTTTGTCCTTTATCCCTAGAAGCTCTAACGGTTTCAGTTATTTGTTTCACAGGTTTAGAACCGGTAAACGGAACTGCCACACTTATTGGTTCTGGATTGTCATCTACTATTTGTTTTACATATAGCTTGAAAGATGTCTCAGGTTCAGCTATTATATGTACTGATTTGGGTTTAAGTGTTCGGCTATCCCTATTTATAGGTCCCCATGTAAATGATGTCATAATGATATTATCATCAATATCAGTACTAGCTTCTGGATCAAGTTTTATGACTTTTGGCGACGAACCTAAATATACATAATCATCTTTCAAATATTCACCGAATACCGTTCCTGACACAATCTTGAACGGGAAGTCATATATGAACCATTCTTCTTCTGAGGTATCATATATGTAAACCCTAGTTTTATTAGTGCCGGGAGATATAACCCAGAATTGATTTAAGAAAGCTTTAGTAAATACAGTTTCTAAATCAATGCTAGGAAGATAATCTTGTATAGGTCCACTTATATCTATAGGCTCTGTGCCAGAGTACAAATTAACATTTAGCTCACCGTTAATATTTTTACCAAGCCACAAGACTAAACCGTTAATCTCTTCAGCTACACCAGGCCTTAATACATTAGTTTGACCGGAGGTACCGACTTCAAAGTCATCTTCTGTATTACCATACACAGGAGTATATGTGGTCTCAGTCAATACAAGCAAATGGTTGCCAGCTGGGAAGGCATTAAATATAGGGGACCCTGCACTACCGCCTATGTTAAGGGTAAATGACGGTGGCCACACTTTAGGGTCAATCATACCATCGTCGTCATATCCACAGAACTTAAGCATATGGCTGTCGGCAGTATTTGGACTCCACCCAAAAGCTCTGAATTTCCAGGCCGTTACATACTCTAGCTCAGGTATCTCTTCCTCTCCTGGTACCACCAAAGTTTCATAAGAATCATTCTCAATATCGTAAATGATACGATCTGTGCCATTTACCATGATTATCTTATTAATGAACCTACATGACTTTACAGGGGTATCAGATGTTAATGTGTACTTCATGGTCCATGTATCGTCCACCAAGTGATATAATTCATGACCGACTTGTACTATAAGGACAGTATCGTGGCCTGGCAATGGTGCTTGTATCATAGCTACAACATCGCCTTCAAAATCGCTATCTATTAATACTGTACCAGGTCTAGAAAACAGAGAGCCAGCTCGGGTATAGAAATTACTTCCTTCATAAAACCTAGAAGCATTTTTATTCGGTCTAGTGTCAATACCACCCATAGTATTAGTATTACTTGCTACTTTACTCATCGTAATCACTTCCCCTACGCCTGTTAAACTTAGGCATTGCATCCTTAGTAGGCATTGGATCCCTCTCAGGCATTTTGTTCATAAACGAGTTAATTGCTCTTTCTTTCAAAATTTCAAATCTAGCCATATAGTTATCTGCCATTCTATGTTCCTCAATATCTCCTTCACCAGATTGATAATAATATTGAGCGTAGAAGAAATAAATCAAGCAAGAATGGAACATTTCATGGAGAGGGATATCTTCATAAACCCCTTCAAACACAGGAATGGGATAATAGTACAAAATCCCAAGTTCTATATCTATTGGAAAGATTACTTTATTATCCGGTGTAAAAACTAAATCCTGGTTATTGTATGTCACTCCATCAACTTCATAATATGCGATAGTAGAGAAATCCACAGGAAGCTGTACTGGTTGTTTCCCAGTTATATCTTCCAAGAACATCTCTTTAACAGCTGTAGCCTCAATAGGAAACTCAATAAGAGCTAAGTTCATCCAATTTATTATAAGCCCATCTGTGCTATCTGAGTCTTCTGACCAAGCCCTGTCACCGGTCAAATTATATACAGCTGCTTTAATGTCAGCTCCTGTCATTCCTTAACCCCCTTTATAACGAAAAAGGGGAAAAGATTTCTCTATTCCCCTTGTAAGTAAATACCCCTAATTTATGCCGTCAATATTGAGACTATAGACCCCCCAGTACCGGCTATCACTAGGGCGGCTTTAGTAGCTGCAATTGAAAGAGCTGTATCTGCTGCTTTGTTCTTAACTAATAATGCAGTATCTGCGTCATTGTTTTTAACTACCATCCACTGACCCGGCTCTAAACCAAGAATCAAATTCTTGTTACTAGCTGCAGTTACTTCAACTAATCTGGCTTTCTTTTGAGCAGCAGTCAGAGTTAAATCTTTTTCTGCCCCTACATCTGCTATCACAGTGATGGTATCTGTTCTGCCGTTTATTTCTGAAGCATTGACTTCTAAAGTATTGACAACAGGAACAGTTATCTCATCACACTGTACTTTTGTAAAATTAGTGGTGTCTTGGGCCATTATTATTTACCCCCTTTACACACCGGCATTTCCGATGATACCTCTCCAGTCGGAGTAGCCAACAGAGAATCTTAAATATCCTCTATATTTAGCTACCATACCGTCAAAGTTCTCGGATTGCTTAAATTCAGGCTTAACCCTCCAGAAGAAGATTAGCTGAGCAATGTTGGGATCCATAAGGAACCAAGCATTAGAGTCAGTTAAGTAATCAAGAACCACAGGGGTCAATCTGCCTCTGATAACATTGGTATCATTATTAGCAGAACCTACTACTCCGGTAGACTGAAGCAGAGTCAAAGCTGTAAACTCAAGTTCAGGAGGAACTATAAGCTTCTTAGCTCTAGCTTGCATTTTCAAGCCTTCCTCAGTAACCATATTGGTTCTCATCATAGTGATACCAGTTTTGAGGTTGGTATCATTCAAAGCCCCAGCAGTCATCAAGTTATCAGCAACTCCGCCCTTGATAAC